TCCAGTGGCTCCATTAGCAAGCTGGAATGTAACACCAGCACCAGAGATCGTTAAGTTACCGCTGGTGTTGTTGAGCGCAAGAATTGTCGTGCCTATCGGAAAGGCAACGCTTGCATTGGTTGGTACTGTAAGCGTTGCTGTTGAACCACCAGTAAAGTAAACATGGTCGCCCGCATCAGCCAGCGCAAGCGTATAAGCAGTCGCACCACCAGAAACCTGTGGTGAGCCGATATAACCCACCGAGCTAATAGGCATCGTGCTGTTCTTAAGCAACTTGCCCGTTGTGCCATCGTAGACCGCAAGAACCGAATCGGTAGAACTGGCCGGGCCAACCACGTCCCCAGTTCCAGCCGCTGCTAATAAACTCCAATAAGTGGTATTTGTCGGCAAATTGCCAGTGCTTTGCAATATGCAAATATAAGTGGAGTTGTTGTAAGTAACTACATCGTTCGGATAATAAGTCGTTCCGCCAGCATACGCACCTTGAAAAGTAAAAGATGCGTAGCCAAGACTATTCCAAGCTGTCGAGCCGTTGCCGACCTTAAATTTTGTCAGCGTCGTATCTACGCCAACCTCTCCAGACGCAAGCGTTGGATTAGCGGTTGACCACTGAGAAGTGGTTCCGCGTCTGAGTTGTATTTGTACAGGCATTAAGGCGTACCTCCATCAATTGGGTCAACTGCTAAATAACTGCTGCTTGGGTCGCCACCATCTAAATTAGGGCTTCCACCTCCGCCGCTAACAGAAGTCCATGCAAGCGTTCCAGATCCGTTCGTTGTCAAAGCCTGACCACTAGAACCGTCAGTACTAGGTAAAGTGTAAGTAACATTAGACGCTACCGTAGCCGGCGCTTTTATACCTATGTAATTACTAGAATCTAAATCAGCTAAACGCAAAGCTCCAGAAGCACCAACCTGTATGTTGGTTCCGTCCCAAGTAAGGTTTGCGGAACCCCCAAAAAGACTAGAATTATTGAACTGAATTTGAGTGTTAGATCCACCCGGAGCGCCAGATACAGTAGACCAAGAAAGCGTCCCTGATCCATTGGTCGTAAGTGCCTGTCCGTTCGTACCAGTGCCAGCGGGAAGAATAAAAACGCTATTCCCGCCAGAAGATGGGGCTTGCAAAGTTACTGAGTGAGACGAACCGTTTGAGTAACTAAGTTTTAATCCGTTACCAGCTCCATTAGCATTTCTAAGATCAATCTTATAAGCGGCAAAAATTGATCCGTTCGCATAAAGATATGAATCGTAACCAAAGCCAGCCGCAAATGACCAGTAAGCGTAACCTAGCGAAGTTGCATCACCAATAACTTTACCGGTCGTCCCGTTAAAAACGGTTATAGATAAGTCATTAGCCCCGGAAGGACCAGTAACATCACCAGAACCCCCGCCGGTAGCAGATAAAGTTCCCGCCGAATAAGTAAGCCCCGTGCCAACAGTGACATTATTAAATCCACCAGAACCATTATTTGCTAATAACTGAGCATTAGTTCCTGTGGTCGCCGGAGCGTAATCCGTTGATGCCGTGGCAGTTGTAAAACCTGACCCATTACCTTTAAGAATGCCGTTAAGCGTTGTAGTAACCGAAAGAGTTCCTGATCCTGTAACCGGTGAGTTGGCTACAGAAAAACCACTCGGCATTGACAAACCAACAGAAGTAACTGTTCCCGATCCTGTTGGTGTATCCCACGCAAAAGATGTGCCGTTCCAGCTTAAATAAGTTGATGCGGTCGTTGGAGCGCTTACAAATGTTGTTGTATTCGATGCGCTTTGATAAACAATCCGATTAGTTCCACCGCCTGAAATAGCTGCCGCTATTGATGCGGAACCAGATACGTCTATAGGCCAAGTGCCCGTTGCATTTGTACCTGTAACACTTGGAGCCCCGATTGTGTTGTAGCTAATAGTTTGAGCTGAAGATCCGTCGAACGTCGCCCCCGAAGCCGCGCCAGATCCTGAGCTGTCCATTGTGAGCGCGTTAGTCGTTGTTCCGCCACCACCTGTTGCGCTCAACGTACCCGCAGCAAAAGACAATCCAGACCCTACCGTAACATTACTAAATCCGCCGGCGTTGTTTCCATAAAGAATCGCGGCGCCACTTGTTGCTGGCGCATAGTCAGTACCCGAGATAGCAGAAGCGATTACACCTGAAGAAGCCTTAAGCAGTCCAGTTGTTGTTGCGCCTTTAATTAATTTTCCGGTTGCGCCATCAAAAAGAACTATTTGGTCATTAACCGAGGAAGATGGCCCCAAAACATCGCCTGAACCACTTCCAGAAGCCCCGGTTGGCCCTGTAGGACCGGGAACAGTTGATGCGGCTCCGGTTGGCCCTGTACTCCCAGTAGGCCCAGGAACCGTAGATGCCGGACCCGTGGGGCCAGTAATAGATGCTCCCGCCGGGCCTGTGGCCCCCTGCGGTCCCGTAGGACCCGGAACTGTTGAAGCAGCACCCGTCGGGCCTGTAATAGAATCACCCTGCGGCCCCGTCGGACCCGGAACCGTGGATGCTGGGCCTGTAGGGCCAGTAACAGAAGCCCCCGTAGGCCCGGTGCTGCCTTGCGGTCCCGTAGGCCCAACATACTGACCCGCATCAATCCAAGATGATCCGCTCCAGACATATAAATGACCGGAAGCTGAGACTATGTAAGCATCTCCAGGCTGATTCCCCGACGAAGGCAAGTCCCCGACGGTTGCAACCGCGCCTTTTAAGACAATCCCGCTTCCCGCCGGACCCGTGGGCCCGTACGGCCCCGTAGGCCCGATCACGCCCTGATCGACAATAAGCGTAAGCTGAGTCGCTTGGTCGACCGTGAGCGTTATGTCGTTTTCTGAGGTGACATTGACGCTCAATTTGTCACCCCATTAGAACGAATCAAAAATAACAAAAAGATAATGAGATCTTGCGCTGGAGTTGAACCGCTCGCAGGAATCGCAACCGTAATGTTTCCAGAGAATCCTACGGGATTAGCCGCGTTGATGTCTAATTGCGTATCAGTCGAAAGAACCGACCATGCGGATTCGTCAATTACCAATGTGAACGAACCACCGGAAAGATTTTGATTTGCAATCGTTAGGCTTACAGGAGATGGCGGCGGTGAATAGTCGGCTATATCAAACGTGAGCCCATATCGAGAGTCTCTAACGTTTGAAAGCTGCCTACGGATAATTTGGCTCGTGATAGTGGAACCGGTCAAATCTCGCGGCGTTCCATCTGAATTATTGAGCGTCAGATTCCAGTAAGTTTTCTGGTTGTAGACCAGCTCACCGGCAATGATTTGATTGTCGAAGCCGCTAACTTGCGTAAGCGTATTCTTATTGAAGATAGCTATGCTTTTACCCTGCCTTTCCCTAAACTCGGTAATTAACGCGTTCTATGTACTCACAGATCCGCGATCGGCTATGGTATCGTTTCTTTATTCTACGCCCACGGCAACGGCGGGTCAATGAGCGGCGGAGCAATCCTTTCGGCTAAGCGAATAGCAACCATATCTTCAGTCGCTTGCTTGCTAAATTTTCCCCAAATCCACGCAAGGATTTCTGCCTGTGTAAGCTGGTTGTAAGGCGTGAAATTATTGGGATCAACCTCGACCTGCGTAACCCCGACAAAACTTTCCGACTCACCACCTGATGTTAATTCGTATTCCCAGTGAACTTTAACCACTGCGTCTTGCAGACCGTTTAAATTAGGTATGCACTCAAGTTTAGTTATTTGCCACATAGCTGTCCTTTCAGTCTTTCAACCTCTGCGCTCAATTCTTGAACTGCTTTTACAAGAGGTCCAATAAGAGAGACATAATCAACTGCTTTGGTTCCATCTTTGTGCGTCTGCGCCAACGAATCATTTTCGCCTTTAATAAGAGGCTCAACATCCTGCGCGATGAACCCGTGAAAATTTAGATCCGGGTTTTCTTTCCAGCGATACGTTACAGGCTTTAATTGATTAACAAAGTCAAGACCGTAAGTCTCCGGTTTTATATCCTGCTTCAGTCTTGCATCAGATGATGATTCCAATGTGACGCGATCTATTGACCCTGTACCGCCGTGAAATCTCTGACCAGAGATCGTACAGCGAAATTGCATAACAAGGTTCTGGGCAATAGCGCCGCCGCCAGTGTTTACATCACCCGTGATGATTGAGGTAACAATTCTTGTAAATTCACCCACGCCAGAACTATTAACGCCAAATAAAGCAATCTGACCAGAAGGAACACTTGCCAATCGAGCCGGTGGAACCGTTCCGCTAGTTAAACCTCCCGCATCCATTTCTCCGGCGCTGTTTGCATAACCGGCATTTCCGGTTATGTCTACATCATCCAGAACCAAATAACTAGACGCTCGGTTAATGGCAATTGAAGTAGTACCCAAATAGAAGGTCTGATTCGTGGCGGCGGCTCCAATCGTGTTGTAGCTAACCGTGAGCGCAGAAGACCCATTAAATGTCGATCCGCTTGCGCCGCCAGCCCCTCCGTTATTGAATGTGATGCTGCTTGTAGTTGATCCCGTTGGCGTAGCAAATGTGCCGTCACCTCTTAGGAATTGGCTTGTTGAACCGTTAAACGCTGAGAACGTATAAGAACCGTATCTGATAGTCCCTGAGACAACATTTATAGCGTATCCATTGTTATCGCAGATCCTTACTTCAGTTCCGCCGGTTCCGTTGATGTATCTACCGGCGGCGTGTGTGGTTCCGCTTCTGTAACCCATGTACCCACTAGCAACTGCGGTTGCGGCAGAATTTGCTGCATCGCCATTTACACCAAACCAAAGAGTCCCCAAGTAAAAGCCGACCGTTCCCGAAATTTTTCCTGTAAGCGTGTCATTAACAATCAAACCGGTTCCGTCATTGCTGCCATTAGCAACTGGGAGCTCAAAATATGCGGCGTTAGCGCTTCCGCTAATAGCCTTTGGCGAAAGCCCCATTACATAATTAGCGGTAGCTCCAGTGCCGCCAAAGTACCCCAAAAGCTGATTTGCAGAGTTGTAAACCGCAACTTTATTTGCAGCGGTTTTGTTGATCTCTATTCGCTGCGCCCCGCTCACGCCGGTAACAAGCTCGCCGCGCAAATAGGCGGAATTCGCGTAGAGCGAACCAGAGGTCTTATCTAAGTACCAACCTGCCGTTCCAAAGTCTGCTGGAGTCGGAGGAATAGGTCCGTTATAGTTATCGGACAATATAGATTGGAATACGTTAAAAGCTACCGGCGTGTCCCAAGTAGTTATATTTGTGCTGGTTACATAAGTTCCGTAAGAAGCCCAGATCGTTTCACCGATTGTTATCGTCGGCATTGCCGCAGTCCATCCTGCGGGCACGGACGTAGACCCGGACGTTGGGGAGGGTGTCGCTGGATAGCCTAGCGTCTGGCTTTGCTGCAAGAAAATAATTCTTTGCTCATCCGGCGTGTTGCCTGTCGGTCCAGTTCCCCCAGTGGGTCCAACGCTCCCAGTGGGTCCGGTGGGACCGACCGCTGCTGTCGGGCTCCATACAAAAGCAGATGAAGTCGAAGATCTAACAAGCGTCTGATCGTTGCCAACCAAGAAAGCAAAGTAATAAGTATCAGGGGTGAGATTGACGTTGGTGAATGTATAAGTCGATGCGTTAACAAATGACTCACCGTTAATTAAAGACGCTATCCCCCATAGCTGCCAATCCGAGTCTGCCGGCGTTGCTACTGTTGTGTAATACAGACCAATTCGAATGCACCGACCGACAGCGGGTATCGTACATTGCACATCAAACGTCGGAGGCTGAACTGTTGGTTGAGGATTTGTAACAACCGGAGCGTTAGCGGCAGAAATATATCCTGGCGACGGAAGCTGCGAATTCGGAGCGGCGGTAAAAGCTGTGATACTTGCATCGTCATAAACGACAGCGTTATATTCTGAAAGCTCAAGCGTTGCGCCAAGATTGCCATCATCAACTGTCGCCTCTGAGACTTTCATAACGCGGAACAGTTTGTTCGTCCATCCATAATCTGCGTTCGTGATGTCCACAACATCACCCGCGTCCACTTGAATGCCAGGATAGGTAGAAGTAATCGTAACGATCAGATCTTCACGCGCTTGTTCTAGCCTTCTGTTCCCTAGATATTGAGCTTGCACAGAGTCATTCGTAAACTCTAGCGTCGTGGTCTGTCTGTTCGCAGGTTCGTTGGGATACAGAAGCCCCGCCGGTGTTTCCATATAAACCAGATCAGGCTGATCTCGGTTTAGCTTTGAAGGAAACTCAATCTGAATCTGATTGATCTGCTGATTTATATCGACAGCAGAAACCCTGATTTCACCAATAAGATTTGTGTCGTTGAATGAGAACGAAGAAGTCTCTGCTTTATTGATAACAACCGACCATAGACCTGATGCCGCGTTGTATGCCATCCAGCTGTCGCAGCATTCCAGCATCTTTTCGACGTTATCCAGAACGGGTTTGCCCGTGTCTACAACGCCGTTGATTCTGTATCGAGCTTGGGTCGCAGATCCGCCCCCGGCTGGCGTATAAGTAATCGTCTGATCGGAGTAAGTATTAAGAGCTGTGGCGCTTGCGGAATCCACTAAACCAGTCATGCCAGCGCCATATCTAGCGTCGGTCATGTAGTCGTACCAGACATCCCCAGGTTTCGCTACAGTGCCGCCTTTTGGATAATGCTTGCAATAAAAGGTTATCGGAAGAAGTCCTGTTGTGCCAGCGTCAGAGTTGTATTTAAGTTTTACAATCGCAAACGCCAATCCATTCATCTGCCGCCCAGATGAGGGCCAACGCAAAGCGACGGGAATATCCGCGCCGCCCATCGTCACATTAGGAGCAGTTCCGTTGACCGAGGTGATAGTTCCTGCGTTGGTTGATGTGTAAAGACTGATATAGAGATTACCGCTTATCTTTGTGTCTACGTTGCCGTCGCCGTCTGTAAGCGAAACAACTTTTGTTTGGTCAGTTCCGTCAAAGGTAACAAGGCGGTCTCCATAATAAAACTTGGTGCGGTCATATGAGAACGTTGCAGAAGCGTCTGACGATATAGAGGAAATCGCCAGAACGTAATACATTGTCTTTTGATCGGTAGAAAGCACCGCATCAACAAACGTACCGCCTAGCCAAGCGTCGCCGTAGACCACGGGAATTGAATTGTTGCTAGCGGGAGGAACCTGTTGCCTCGCTCCGGTGTCTTGAGATTGCGGAGGTTTAGACCCGAAAGCCCGAGTGACAACAAATGAGACCGCAAAGTTAATTGCAAACGTTGCGGCGGCTAAACCTATTGAACCAAGCGCAGCGCTTGCCGCTGCCGCCGAACCGTAAACCGCAGATAAAACAATGGATGCTGGCATGATCTACTCTCGAAAGAACGTCGCTTGCATGGGCTTAAAGTTGTATCGTGTGTAGTCAATGTTTGGTGAGTTGGGCATTAGACTTGTGCAAACAATCTGAACTCGTTTTTGGTTGAGCATGTCTTGCGCGAGCTTGTTAAATCTCAGCCAAAGTTTCCCGCCTACAGATGTGTCTCTAAATTCTGGAACCACCCACCACGCTACCTCGTGAAGTTCCTTAACCGCGTTGTTCCAAAAGTTTCTTGTTACATAAGCCGCCAAGAACCCTCGAAACTGATCGTCAATAAGCACGAAACCTCGACCCTTTATCATTTCGTAGAACAGTGCTTTGACATGCCCTTCGTTTTGATTTTGCTTAAGTGTCTCTATTCCTGCTTCGTCTGCGTAAGCCTTCATCATCTCTATAAGATGCGGCATGTCGTATTTTGTGGCGTATCTCATGGACCTCCCTGCTCAAGTACTGAATCTTGAGATTCTGTAACCGTACTCGGATCAGATTGAGAGCCTGTCTTGGGCGGCGCTCCAAAGTCAAAGTATTGACCAGAGATTGCAGCCACGCGACTCATGCTCGTATCTGAAGCGTAGCGTTGCTGCCATGTCGTCAAATTCGTTTTTATTCCCGCGATCCTGTTTTCCAAAATAGACCGGAAAGAAGTACAAGAGATCGACGCAGTAGCAGTGCGGCTGCGGATGTTGTCATTCCAATCTTCAGTGATTGAAATGTTAGAAACGATGCCTTGATAGCGCTTAAAAAATTGAGTCGATGGGCTCGTGATGATCTGATAGTTGGAGTCAAAAAACCCGCGCCAAATCTCGACAGTTGAGCCTTTAATATTTGTTCCCAAGACTAGCGAAATGTTTGCCGGGTCGATCCCTATCAGTCCAATGACCATATCAATCGAAGTCGCTTTGATCTCACGATTGACTGCGCCGACAGAAAGAAGGCTTCCCAATCCTGAGAAAGTATTGCCGCCAACCGTAATCGCAGCGGCAGCATTGCAGAATGTGTAGGTTGTTGTTGAGGTCGTGAGTTTTACAAATTCGCCGTGCGTAATGCTTGCGCTCGAAAGCGCTGTCATTGGGGTACTCACTGAACGTTCTCCCTAAAGACAAAATCAGCATCCCAATCAACGAATGCGCCGTTAGTCATTGGCCTGAGCGTATAGGTTGGACAAACCTCAGCAACGACAGAAAACGTACAAGCCGATCCTACAGCCGTTAGCGTACCGACAGATGGCGTACCAATCACCGGACGATGCAAAGTAACGTTAACGGTCGATCCTGAGCCTCTCAAGACCTGTGTGGTGATTTTGTAGGGATAGCTTCCTAGCTGGATAAAGTCGCCGGCCTTAAACACGATAACCGAACTCCCGACTGCTGGAAGATTGCCGACAGAAATCGTTGTCGCATTTGCAGCCGGCACAGACGCAAGCGTTAACGCCGCAGCCTGTCCGCTCGTGAGCTCGCCTTGATAAGCGGTGAACCACTGAAGGTTCGTAGAACTAAACGTTATCGTCGCAGCCGTTTGCCTGTCGAGGTTGTCAATCGTCTGTATTACGTCTCGAACCTGGGGATAGTAAAGAAAAGCATGAGGCTTGACCGTGAACACCCAGGGAACAGATGTAACGTACATTGCCGTTCTTACTTGTCCCGATCTTGAGTATTGCTGGCCGACCATCCGCCGGTTGTTGACCGTGATGGTTTGGCTGATGTCTAAAATAGTTTGGAAGCTCATGCTCTGCCCCGCGGTGAAAGCGATTTCTGAGCGTAGGAATTAGCCGCCCAGACCGCTCGATTGCTGCCCATGATTCTTTCTTCAAAAGACTTAACGTCGATTGCTTGTATGTTGTAGTTGTTGACCGTGGATGTTCCGCTCATCGCGTAAGACGGAACAACCTGTCCGGCCATGCTTGGAACAAATAGTTCCGGCCCTCTTTCCCCTACAAGATACGGAGCGCCGGAGTTAACCGGGCCGCCACCAGCTCGCTTACCAAAGATGCTCCCAAGCACAGGAACGTTAGACATAAAGTTTTCAAACAATGAGGGAGCGCCCGTAATGTTTGATTTGAAAATAGTGTCTAGAAATTTATCTAACGATCTAGATGCTAGCTTTTGCAAAAGAGAAGAAAGGGCAGACTTAAATGCTTGCGCGGCAGACTTACCGGACATGAATGCCTCAACGATAGTTGTGCCTATTGACTTAAACCCATCCCGAATGTCTTCAAGCATTTCTAATTGCTCTTGACCGTCTTTCTTCTTTTCTTGCATATCTTCCCACTGCTTGTTCGCCATGATTTGCGCTTGTTGATCCAGGTCTAGCATGACCTGCATACGCTCTTTTTCGATCTCAACTTCGCGCTCGTAATCTTTAACGATTTGGTCTTGGCGCATCTTGCGAAGATCGTCCATCGCGGCCAGCTCTTGATTGGCTTCTTTTGTAAGCCTCATCATCTCTTCTTGCTGCTCAGCTTCCTGGCGGCGCAGACGAATTATTTCTTCCATCTTGGCAAGACCGGCAGGACCACCTTGCTTTGCAGCCTCAAACCGTAATGCGGCTTCTTCGCCTTCTTTCAGCTTAAGAATTTGAGCATCCAAGCCTTCGAGATAAGTCTTAAGCGCTTTTGCAGCAGACTCCGCGCCTGAGTCTTTTACAGCCTTAACTCTTGTTCCAGACTGTCTGCCACCCTGCGTAACGCCAACCACCGGAGCGGGAACAGCGGGTTCCTCTTCGCCAAAGCCAAGAAACTTTTTAATGCCCGTGTACGCGTCACGCGCCTTGCCCATCAGCGTAAGAAAGCCAATCTTTGCTTTCTCGGTCATCTGGTCGATAGCGTCACCGATCTCACCGATAGCTAATACGCCCTTCTTTGCTTCGCCTGAAAACTTGTCCGTATTTCTTGAAAGCTGGTCAATCTTAGAAATATCAAGATTGCCAAACTGCTTTCCGAAAAGCTGAACCTGTAATCGAGCGCGTTCCGCGCCGGCACTCATGCCCGAAAGAACTGACGTTAGGTCTCGGAAGATGTCGATCTCGGGTCTTAACAAACCGCCAGCGTCGGCAATACTTACGCCTAATTCCCTGAACAGATCGGCTTGTTCCTTTTGACCGTCAGCGGCAGCGCCAAGCGTTACCGAAAACCGATCCCACATCTGCGCGGCGTTATCGGCTTCTTTCCCCGATTGAACCATCGCGCTTTGAAGGGCCAAGACTTCCTCAATCGCTAAACCCGAGCCCTCAGCGAAGTCGTTAACAGCATCCGCGGCTTTGAAGAAAGAGGTTGCAAATGCTCCAGCGGCAGCAGCAGCTAGTAACATCGGGCTTCGCAAAGCGCCCATCGCAGTGCCGAGAACATCGACACTAACTTTCATTTCGCGGGTTTTGGCTTTTGCCCTGTCGATCTCTTGAACGAACTTTGCGCTCTCAAGACCAAGTGCAACTTGTAGGGCTGCGATTAGCTTACCGGCCATTGTTTCCCCCTAAGATGTCTAAAAACTCTGACTTAAACCCTGGCAGACTTGTAAACGCCAGAAAGTCTCGTTCTTGTCTTGTCATGTAGTTAGGAGGGATAAAGTATTCCTCCAGATGCGGGAAAAACTCTCGACTCTTGATCGGGTTTTTAGAAAGCGCGTTATAAACAATCGCCATCAGATGCGAGATCAACATTAAGTTTTGTCTCGCGCCAATCATGCCATCGCGGTACATCAATTCT